AGCAGACTCTTTACCTATAAGCCTTGATAGGCATTTAGCTTCTCTTTTATCTAATGCTAATTGAACATATCTCTTAGGAGTTATTGCTTCTATTGAGCCATTATCTGCTACTGACATTGGTATAGATAGAGATATCCCAATAACGAGGGCTACCGAGCGAGCTATCCGCGAGCGGCTCGCTCTGAGCCCCTTAAGGGCTCTAGCCGTTAGAGTACCAGCCATGTCAAGCATGTGTATAACTTGGGAGTGTCGTGAGCGTGATAGTAACTTATTTAGCATAGTTATCCACAACTGTGCATATTTCTTGACCTAATTCATATGGAATCATAGATCGTAATCTTGCATTGCGTAATTTTCCTGTGCCACCCGCATTGCTACCAGCTGGTGATGATTCATGACATGTAGCCCTTGGCTTACACATTGGCCTTGGAGTCCAACCCTGGATAGTTCCCCATAAATCTGTAGGCTTCATACGGGTGTCACCATATTGGCAATAACTTATAGTCCAACGAGGCAAGTCTTTGACCATTTCTTGATGACGAAGCATTCCTCTAGGGTTTTCCATAATCCACCCATAAGTAGGTTTAAGGGCTTGCATGAGATTAATTGTGTGTTCAACCAATGCAATAGCTTCATAGACGGCTGGGTGCTTAGGCTTAGTGTTTCCTCTAGTGCCTTCCCAATACTTCCATAGGCTTGCAACACTAAATTTCTGACACGGTGGGCTAGCCCAAATGAAGTCAGGCTGACCATACTTAGCGATTAAACCCTCAGATGTAAGAGCCAAGATATCTCGCTCATCTGCCTCGAAGTATTCATCTAACTCAACCTTGATAACTCTATGCCCTGCGTCCTCAAACGCTTTTGTGCTAGAGCCTGTGCCTGAATAGAAGTCAAATATTAGTAATTTATCCACAGCACTCAAACCTCACAATCATTGATGGAAACGGAGCTCCGGCCTTGGAGTTGCCGAACTTCAGCCTGCCTTTAATGAATTCAATATCTGCATTGGGCAAAACTATTTCATGAAACCACTTGGTGTCAGTTCTTGCTGGCAATAACATCACGACTAGATCATGGTGCTGTGAAGCCTTGAGAACCCAGTCCTTAATGCCTCTGCCGTAAGGCGGGTTGCACCAGACATGGCCTACCCACTCACTTGTAAGGCCATCACGCTTGGTCTCATCTGGGTGGTCTAGCCCAAGCCACTCATCACATAAGTGATTAGTTAGACTAGCTGCTACATCTTGGTCAAATTGATGCATGTCATCAAGCTCATTAAATAACTCTCTTGGAGTTGCCCAATCATCTGTCTGACTGACTGGCATATAAACTCTACTTATCGGTTGAATAGAATCCTGAACCTTTAAAATGGACTGCTGGGACACTTGAGTACACCTTCCTCATCGTTTCACCGCAGAATGGACAATCCAAGTCATGCGGCTCGCTTATAGATAGTTCCTTGTCATATCGTGCATTAGCCTCACAGGACTCTGAATTGCACTCGAACTCATAGATTGGCATTAGGCAACTTCTCGCAAGTACGGCATATAACTCCTACTAACTTCCATGATCCGCATTGTGCGCATCTCTCAGGCTCTAAGTTTACCGTGTCTTGCTGAATATCTCCGTAACCTGCATCTAGCAATAGTTGAACCAAGTCACCAAACCGCATGAAAGCAAGATAGTTCTCACTATCCTCACCCTGTCCATTCATACGGCACACCACGAAAGGCAACTCCTGTTGAGCTGCTGCTCGCTTGGTGGCTTGGCGCAACCATGCTAAGGGCTGGAAGTCTGTCCTAGCTTTGATCTCAACATCGAACGGGACATTGAGAACATCTTTCCCAGCACCTCGACCAACGCTTGCGCTTCTCCACCATTGCGAGAGATAGGCTGCAACCACTCGCTCAGTACGAAAGCCTCGGTCTTTTCTGTGTCTTGACATGGATTAGCTCATGCCTTCCCAGCAGAATTCAATGTGCCGCACTTGTCGCACTTCCATGCGCTTTGCAGGGCTCTAATCTTTATCTGTGAGACTGTTGGTGGCTCATTACATAACTGGCAGATAATTGCAAAGCCAAGAGCCTGCAAGTCATGAGCTGCTTGTTGAGCCATGTATAGTTCTTGATCTGTTGGGAATTGCTCCCACTCGTTATCTTGATTCTGAAAATATAATTTACCCACGCTTCACCTGAGGCTTCCAAGTGCCGTCTGCACTTATCTCATACCAGATTGGCTCGCAAGGTTCATCAGTAAAGTTCTGTCGGCTTACTGGACACTTCCAATGCCCCCAAGGCTTACCAGCTTTACTCGTGCCGGTTTTCCAAATGCGACTCCCATGGATACAACTCTCGTCCACTGGGGTGCCACCAAGGACAGCCTTCACCGTCTCGACAGCTTGCTCCATTGTTGTCACCGGTGCAGCAGTTGAAATCTCCCATGGATCACTAGCCTTTTCTACTGGTATATATTCCTTTGATGTATCTGCCATCTTTGCTTTAACTTGTTCGATATTAGCCTTTACTTCATTAGCAGCTTGTACCTTGCTCATTTCCTCGCGGCTTGCTCGCTTTGATGGGTCACCTTTAGGGCTGTAACCCGCATTAGCAAGGCTGCGCGCCAAAGCGGAAGTTTCCGCGTTCTCAAGAGCGCTAGTAGCATTGACTCCACGACCCGAAACCGTCTCCTCTGCGAGCCCAGAAGCCCAAGGGTATTGATCAGCTTCAGTTCTGTAGATAAAAGCCTGAACGATAAAGCGAGAAGCACTCGCCTCAATAAGTTTCGTGTCAATTCTGCCATCTGGGTGTTCCTTCCAAAATAGTTCTAAGCGCTCTGCGCAAGTCTGATACTCGGATAAATTAAACATATAGATCGTTCTCCTCTGTGTGAAGTTGTCCGGCTATAGCGAAGTACGCTGCGCCATCGATGTAATTGTCTGGCTTAGCAGTCTCCATTGACCTTGCGATTTTGACCAATGCCAGACACATCGCCACTTGATAATCTGTAACTGGCATTTCGAGGTATGCGCTCCAGAGTGAGGCTGTGCGCTGCATATTGTCCGATGGGTGACCGTAATCAAGTCCTCGGTCTTGGATAGTAGCTCGCGCTTCGTTGAGGTAATCACGGGCGTTCATCGGCTAACCAGTTGCTTTTGCTCGCGGCGTAGCGCAATGCGCCCTGCAATCTTGCCATGTTCATGTCCCTTGGCATAGCCAATAAGAAAGCCAGGAAGTGAACCGATAAGCATTGAGAGTAAAACTATATGATCATGATTGGTAATCATTGTGAGCCCTTTCTGTTAGGTGTAGAGGCGGGCTTGCAATTTGCTCGTTCAGAAGTAAATAACTCCCGCCCCTACAGAAAGAACTTTACATGAGCCTTATGCGACAGGCTCCTCTTTTAGATAACGAAACGATAACGATTTGAGATGGGTCCTCGTCCTCGAAGTAAGGGACTGCGATATTACCTGGCGCGTCCATAGACCTTGCCCTGCACAATAAAGGTGCCGTTCTTTTCAATATTGATTATGTCCACCTGGACGCTTGAGTTATGCACATACATGATTGCAAAGGCTTGCTGCCAATTAGCCGTTCCCTTGGTGTATGAGGCCTGTCTAAAGTCCATGAGATTACCTACCTCAACTCCATGCAGAACACGCCCTAAACGGCCACCAGAGGCCTCTGTGAAGGCGCTACGCCCTGCTCTGTGAGTATGTCCTGAGACAACGTTCTTGCCATGTCTACGGGCTGCTTCTAGGGCTGATAGGCCACCCTGTTGCTTGATAGGCGTATGGTCTCCATGGACAGCAATCCAGCCTGGAGCAATATTCATAGGGTTCTTATGGAAGGTTATGCCTAGCTCATCGAACTTCATGAACTTCTCAAAGCGCAGCTCTGGCAAAGATAGAAATGACGGAATCTTTTTCATAATGATGTTGTAGAGCCGGTCTGTATGATTAGATCGTATGCAATCTGTGACGCCTAGCTCCCATAGGAGATTTACGCACCTATCACGGTCATCGCCAAGGCTCTGCTCGTAGGCTTGAGGCGTGCCTTCTGACCACTTGCTTATAGTCTGAAAATCAATCTCGTCACCAATAGTAACTGTCTGGTCTGGCTTAAACTTCTGGAGAAACTTTGCAATGTTGTTTGTCAGATGCACGTCCTCGAAAGGTACTTGCAGGTCTGACAGGATTACTATGCGTTTCATCTAGTCCTCGTCATCGTCCTCATAGGGGATATTGTCGATTCGATTAGGTAAGTTAGGAATAATCCAATCAGGGAAGGTTTCACGATCTGATAGCAGCCAGAAGGCATGAGTCTCTGTGAACCCTGCTCTGCGTAAAGACTTGTAATACTCGTTCATTGCTATGCAGTAAGCATCAAGCGCAGAATAAGTATCAAGGTCTATGACTGGTCGCTTCCTTGCCATGTCAATAATTATCTATCTAAGAGTATGTTGTAAATCTCATCGACACGCGTATGAAGGCGCTTAATTTCTGCAAGTAAATGGGTAATGACGAAGCCGGATAAGCCGCCAACGATTGCCAAGCTTGCAAAGTAAAGGGTAAAGAAATCCTGTTGTGTCATTTTTTCTTTTCAACGGTATCAACCGCAGCCTCAAGCGAATCAACCAAGATGTCAGCAATAGCCTTCTTAGCTCGGTATGACTTGATTGCCTGTCGGATTACAGGGATTGCAACGAGCCCAAGAGTTGCGTAGATAAGTGCTTCCATTATTTACCGCCTAGCATCGGGATATTAAAGAACGAATCATCTGAATCGCCTTGCTTAGTGAAAGAGATATGGCAATGGTGGTCATGCGGATTGATTCCAGAATACTTGCGCCAGCGCCACCCCATGCGAGGGGAAGCAATCTTGCCTGCGAATATGATGTAAGCAATTCTCTTGTCAGACTTTGCTGCGTGTCGAATCTGATCTGCAAGGTCAGGCATGAGGTCAGGCTTTTTCTTTCCAGCCAAATCCCTGTCAATATCAATGGCTCGGACGATACCTTTTGCATCAGGATTGTGGTCAGAAGGACGCGCTGAATGACGGGTATCGCCAATCCACCCATCTGAGGTTCTATCTCTGTCCGAGTAAGTATCATCTATCTGAAGCCTTAACTGTTGTCCGGCTTTGCATAACTTAGGACTCATCTAGAACACTCTTATGTTCAGGATTTGAACAACGCCATTGTTTGTCATTGTTGAGGATTAGCTCATCATGTCCGCACTCTGGCATTGGAGCTATGAAAGCATCGTCGATTGGGTCATAGGTATAACCAACCGCTGCATAGTTATAGCGAATCTTTCCATTGTAGGAAGTACGCACGCAGGTCTGACCTCTGAAGTT